AAGTCATCGACTTCTAGTATTGCCTGCTTAACTCTTCCCATTACTGACCTCCTTTATTAGTCTATTTAAATACCAACTAGCTTTTTGTAAATCTTCTAGTGGCTCTCCTTTGAATTTATATCTCGAAACATATTTCAAGACATTGCCTTTAAGATATCCATGATACTCATCACTCTCCATACAATCACGGATAACATCTATAGTTTCTTTTTTACCATGCATATAATGTGACGGAGAGTTTACATTATCAAATGGTACTTCATTCTCATATGATATATCTGAACCATGTTCTTTTAAAGATACATATGTTCTTTTACTTTTTACCATACTTTCTCCTTACTGTATTATACTCTACCATTTCTAAATCATACTCACCTTTACTTACATTACGTTTAACTACAAGACCACTCCACCACATTTGCTGTGTAGCTTTAGCATAGTTTTCTTTATGATGCAAGTAACATCCAGCAGATAATCCCATTAGTTTTCTACCAGATGGTAATGCACACATAGCATAATCAAAGGTATGTATATGGCCTACAGTAGAAGATACTTTATTTTTTAAGAGGAGAGAACGAGCAACATTGTCACCGCTAATAGGCTTACCCATGACACCAGTAGGATAGTTATGGCAATAATATACACCATCAACATTGACGGGCTTTTGGTACTCGTAAACTTCCCAACCGAATTTTTCAAATTTAAAGTCGTCTGTGCTAATTGTGCCTTCAAGTTCTGGTATGTCATCTACTGTTCTATCTATTCTTTCTTCGTGATTACCAAGTAACATGATCTTTCTTGGTCGTCTTCCTTCGAGACCTTTATTAAATTTACCTAATGCGTCATGAGCATGATTTATATCTTTCTTATATCTTCTACCTTCAAATGATTTCTTACCTTTATCATAACTAGATAGTGAATCCATACTAGCAAAGTCTCCCATGCATATTATGGTATCTGGTTTCAAATCTCTTGCAAACTTACCTGCCCACAAAAATCTGTCATTGCTTGCCTTTGGAGTACAATGAGGGTCTCCTATTACTAAGTGCGTTGCCATTAGTTTAACTCCTTATCTCTTTTGTTTTTTAAAAATTCAAGAAAGTCAATCACATTAGAATCATCATCAAATTCTGCAACAGAACTAATAGACATATCTTTCTCACCTTTGTTTTTATCATCAGCAAATCCACGAAGACCCCAAAGAAAAGTTGAGTGAGGATCCGTAGTTGCCATCTTTATCATACCCCTAGCTATTGTAGAGCATAATTCATATTCTTCTGTAGTCATTACAGATTTACTATCCATGATAATACCACAAGTAAATCCTTTTTGCCATGGAGTAACAATGACTTTAACAGAATTAATTAAACTTAATTTATCTTTATTTTTCATTCCAATACCTATTATAATTTTCGCTATTATATTCTAAGATCTTATGTTCAAAACCTCTCTTCATACTTTTTCTACCAAATTCATCAGCATCTTTTTCTTTATCAAATACAACATTAGTAAATAATTTATAATCTTTCTTTATTTTATTTTTAAAAACTACGAAGTATAAATGCATATCATATATTTTGTACAGAGTCAATGGTGAATAGACCCCTCAAACTACTCACCACTAAACTCTATCTCCTTCACAAGGAAGCCTATAATTCTTTAACACTATTTGTTTACAGTTTTCCATACTTTTATGGCAGCTTTTTTAATATTATTATCCCAATAAAAAGGACTAGGATCTGTATTCAAAGGTGTTATTTTTATAGCATCTTCTATGTTGTTATTACACATATCTATATAGTTTTCTAAAGATTTAAAATCTCTTAATAGTTCTGTGTAACCTTCTTTAACGTCTTCTTTAGTAAGATCATACCAAAATGTTTTCTTAGGTGAGGCATACAATAAAGCTATTGGCTTGTCATGTAGTACAGAGTACAATGCCTGCTGTCTAAGATGATCTATCTTAGGTTTAGTAGGTAATCTAAGTGTTGACTTTAAATCAACTATTAAGTTATCATATTCAAAATCAGTAAACAATCTAACTGGGTATTTTATACCTTGAATACTTTCAACTTTTTCTTTTTGATAACTAATTATATCTCTTAATTGTCTTTCATATAATTTGTCTTCAAACTTTTTAGCTATCTCTATTGCATTAGATATTTCTTTATAGGGCTCGAAGAAATGATTTTTATTAAACTTATGCCTAATTAATTTCTCAAAGTGTTCATCATTCTTTTGTGCCATACCTCTTTTAATTTTATAGTAAGCCCCAAACTCTGCAAGATTACCTCTAACCATGGCTGGACTACTAGGTGATCTTAAACCTAATCCATAGTGAACCAGCCATTCACTAGGATTATGCTTGAACTTATTAATAGAACTAAAGCTATGCCTAAATTCTTTCTTAATTATATTTTTTAATTCCATTTAGTACCTAGTAGTGTATTGTTAATTAAGATGCTAGTATTTCTTCTGGAGAATCTTCGCTTATATCCTCCACTATCTTAGCATCTATCTTGTCATTGCTATTAACTGATTTGTTTTTAGCTTTGTTATAAGCATCAACAACACTAGAGTTTTCAGTATCAATAGCTTGTTGAAATACTTTTAATGTCTCCATATCATTATCAGTTAACTCTAAGTTTTCATTTGCATTTACACCTATCTCTGGAACATAAAAAACATTACCACCTCTTTTCTGTCTCTTAGTATCTAAAGAGAAAGTACAATTAAACATTAATTTCTTTTTTTCTTTTAGTCTTTCAAGAGCAGAACTTACTGGTGTATATGATGTACCAGTTACTCTGTAAAGTACAGGTAGGTTTTCTACATTGTGAGCATGACCTTGCGATGTTTTACCATTCTTAAATGATAGTAATCCATACACAAGTTTATAGCATCGTATTGTTCTTTGTTGCTCTAACTGTTCTGGAGTTAGAGAAGATCTATCCTTATATGATACCTTACCACATCTAGTTCCACCAAGTATATCAATAGCTTCTTCTTTCCAGCTTTTGAATATAATAGATCTATTTACATATTCTGATTTATCAGCATCATAATGCATGTATTGCATTGCACTTATGAGTGGTCTAAAAGTTACAGGTTTCCCATAAACATTTTGGCCAATGCTTGAATCATATGTAGAGAAGTAACCAACTGGTAATTGATTACCATCGTCATCTTCTGGTGTTCTGTTAATGGATAGTCTAGGTATATTAGTTCCCGAACTAGATCCATCGTCCTGCCCTATAGCTTGCATAATTTGCTCATTGGACATTTTATTTATATTTACTAAGTTATTATCAGACATTCGTCCTCCTATTTTATATTTGTTGTATAGCATATTTTAATAAAAAAATCAAGAAAAAAGTGAGACTAAAATTAAATAAAACATAAAAAATATAATGCATGTTGTCACACCACAGCATGCATATAACCATATATCCTTTAACATATTCTAGTCTCCCCATCTATTACTTTGACATCTATATCATCAGCATTAGCAAAGTATGTCCACTCTGATAAAAACTCATGTCTATCATTTATGTATAGTGTGGTAGGTTCAATCATACACCTATCCTTTAACTCTTTATACTCTAGATAAGCTGAGTATTCCTCATCAGAATACTCATCCATAGTTTCTAAAAGTTCTATATCTTTAGCCATTATAATCCTGCCTCATCAAAGTGTTGTATAAGTGGGCTACCAGACATATCTAACTTATTAGTATGACCATACTTTATAAATATCTCATGAGCCATCTTTGCTAAATGTTTTTTAACTCTTTTCATTTTGCTTTTGTTATAGTCATTTTCTATTACTTGTAGATCTGTTTCTATTCTAGGGTGATCTTCAGTTAAAGCTAAATTTAAAGCATCAATTAATATTTCTTGTGCTATTTGTTTATCAGTAAAACCTTCACCTTTTTTCTGATTATACATATTATCTCCTATATTAAAATGGTATATCATCTTCGCTATCATTGTCACCATTTGGCAACTCAATAGTTTGTACAATATACGTTGTTGTATTTTCTTTTCTTGCCTTAGCTATGTCATTAAGTTTGTCTGCTATATCTAAAGCATCTGATCTTTTTGACATAATTAAATCAACAGTTATTGATGGCTCTACATATTCAAAGCATACAATTTTTAGTATTATATTAGTTTCAGTCATTATTTACCTCCTTCATATTTAACCAATCATTTCCTATTTTAATTTCCGTGTCAAGGGGTATGTTAAAATCAATATTGTAATACTGTTTAAGTGCAGGTATTACGTCTGCTGTGCCCTGGTTAAATATCTTACTCATCACATCTTCTTCTCCAGGATAAACATCAGCCACAATAGAATCATGAACTGTGTTTACAAGTAAACTTTTTACACTTTGCTTTCGCATAAGTTTGTATATATTAATACACGCAAGTGGTACAATATCTGCTGTTGCAAAACCTTGAACAGGATAATTTTTTATCTGTGTGCCATATGTAGATCCACCCCAAGGAGTTCTTTCTGCATAAGGAAAAGAATATTCTCTACCAGTTGGTAGTTTAATTCTTTTATACCTAATGGCCTCACTCTGTAATTTATCATGCCAAGATTTTATACCTTTATATTTTTCTAAAAACTTAGTATAATATCTTTTCTCATCTTCAGTTCCAGTTACACCACCATACAAAGGTTTAAACGTATGTGCTTTTGCATCTTGTCTTGATACACCTATTATGTCTGCGGTATATTTATGTACATCAATTTTATTTCTTATATCTTCTATACCTTGTTTGTCTTGTGCTAGATAAACTGCAGTTCTAAATTCTAATTGTGCAAAGTCTATCTCAAGTATACTACCTTTATCAAATCTAGATGTAACAACTTTTCTTATAGGAAATGTTTTACCTCTAGGTTGGTTTTGAAAATTAGGATCTCTACTTGATAGTCTACCAGTTGCAGTTACAGCCTGCATAAACTTAGGATGTAAGAAACCTTTTTCATTAGTAAAGTTTTTTAAACCTTCTACAAAAGTATTTAGATAAGTATCAACTGCATTATGTCTAACAATAGAATCAATAAAATCTTTAAACTCTCCCTCAGCTTCGGCTGCAATTTTATTTAAAGTAAGTTTATCTGTCTTAAATCCAGACTCTGCAACATCAAATATACTTCTAGGTCTTTGTCTAAATCCTGCATACTTAGCCATCTCAGCATAAGTAAATCCATCACCATTACACTCAGAACATTTAGTATAATTCTTAAATGGACTACCATCTTTTTTAATTCTTTTAATAACACCCTTACCTTTACAGCTTATACATTGCTCTGCAACTGTTCTAAATATAGGTGTAGTATTATTGGCAACTAAGTTTCTAAATTGTACTCTAGAATATTGAGGTCTTCTCTTACTCTTACCAGTACTTTTATCTATACCTATGTTAAATATCTTACACCATTCCTTTTTATCTTTTGGTTTAGCAGAATATATTAACCATGATAATTGTTCTGGACTAGATAAATTAATTTTAGTATCACCCATTTGTTCATAAACAATCTTGTCTATCTTTTGTTTTAGATAAGCAAACTCTGCTCTGAACTCTCTCTCAACACTATTTAAATCTTCTAGGTTTATATTGATACCATTTCTTTCCATATCAGATAGTACAACTAAAAACTCATTCATCATCTTAGCTGTCATTAGTAAGTCTTTATTCTTTTCTAATTTAAAGTCTGCCATTTGAGAATCAAATAATCTTCTAGTAATTTGTACGTCTATCTTACCATACTCTTCTACTATATCTGCAGGTATGTTCTCAAAGGATACACCTCTGTCCATGTATTCTTTTACACTACTATCTTTAGATCCTATCTTTCTTCTACGACAACACATCTCTAAAGTTAAACTTTTTCTTATACCTTTATTAAGTATATACTCCCCCAACATAGTATCGTATACCCTGCCAGTATATTTAAATCCAGCCTCTAATAACCACATTAAATCAAATTTTATATTATGTCCTACTAACAAAGTAGTATTATTTAAAACTTCTTGTATCCTAACTGCACAACCTCTATCTATTCTTTCACTATGATTTGTAAAGTAATACTCTTCACCATACTTAGAATCTAATCCTACGCTAACTAATATATTGTCTTTATGAAATGGTGAAGGATCATACCCACCATTCTCATTTCTTTGCCAAGATGTTTCTACGTCTACTGTTGTTATCATACTTCGTACCTACTTATTTCCCTTCTAATGGTACACACAGGTTCACCATGATAACCATTTATTTTATTTTTACTTACGCATAATGTTCTTATATTATTTTCTAAGTCAGTGTTAGCATTCCTACCTATACCAATAATTAAATCAGCTTCGGCTGCCTTACCTGTCTTAGAGTTTTCCATTTGGTCAAATGAAATACTATTTCTATTGTGTGCATCTGCTGATGCTTGAGATATTGCAATCACTGCACAGTCTCTACGTTTAGCTATTTCTCTAACACTTGTATAGATCTGTCTTAACTTCTCGTCTGTCCTTGCATAAGTTCCAGATACATTAACTTTGTCTAGCTGATCTATAACAATTATATCTGGTTTATGTTTCTCACAGTGTGAGTCTATATCATTCATAGACCAATCAACTGTATCAAACATAGATATATTATCTTTTATCTCACTCCATATTCTTTGTGCTTCTACTTTATCAGATAGTATTGCATCTCTAGTCATACCAGTGTATGCTGAGATTGCTCTGATCTGTGTTCTTATTGCAGGTTCTTCGTTTATAAACGCATGTACCTTAGCACCTTGAGAGCAGAAACCTGATGGTGCTGTACATAAACTTACCCAGAAAGCTGTCTTACCTGTCTCTGGTCTAGCAAATGCAATCATAAGATTACCACCACCAATACCTCCTACGTTTTCTCGTAACACAGGTATATTAAATTTCCATCTAGTAGTTACATCTAATAACTCTATAACTTTAGATATATCATTTGTTACTGCAGGATTTTTATCTTCATCAACATTAGTTTTATGTTTGTCTATCATGCCAGTGATGTCAGTAAAGTTTGCTTCCTTACCATTAAAGATCTCAGTAGCTTCAACTGCTATCCTTTGTGCAAGATCTCTATCAGATAAGATACGCATAATATCTTTTGCTATCTCTTTGCTAGGCTCTTGTACTTCCTTAATGTCTTCTACTAATTCACTAAACTTTTCTTTAGCCGCCCTAGTTAATGCAGGATTAAATATAGCTGTGTGTATAGAGTATAACTCATCTACTTTTAAATCTTCTTCATACTTATCATGAGCCTTTTGTATTGTGTCATACAAAGAACTTATATCTCCAGAGAATACTGTTGGAGATAATATACCTTTGTATTGTGTATAAAATTTTTTATTAAGCATAAGCCTAATCATTTGTTTCTCTATCATTTATTTTTCTCCTTATCTTTTTTAACAGTATAAACTTCGTACCAAGCCTTACAACTATCACATTCATACATACTAATTATTTCATGCTCTGACTCTTCGTTAACATCTTCAGCATCATAATCATTATTCCACCTAACCTCAGTGTCACAATAAAAACATTTCATCATATTACTTTTCTATTACCGTAAAGTTTTCTTGCTTTTATTTTTTGTTGTACATCTAGCTTTAATTTTTTACCTAATTTAAATAATTGATCTGCATATTTATGTGGCCAATACTTATATTTTCCATAGTCATCCTTGTCTAAAGATTTAACTTCTATCTTAATTAAATCTCTAAGTATACATTTTTCTTTAGTACTTAATCTAGTTATACTCATTTAAAATCCCTTTCTTTCTTTTGTTTTTTCTAATTCTAATTGTTCTTCTAGTATAGATGTTATCTTATCTAACTTACTTTGATCTCTTGTATTCCATTCAGATTTATTCATATCTTGAATATCATACTTCCAACTATTCCAATCTTCAAGTATCTCTTCCATCATTTTTTTATCCATAAAACATCTCCTTTATTTCTTCAGTGTTATAATATTTTAAGTCATCTTCAAGTGGTTTAACTATTACGTTAGCAAAACCAGATGATCTTAAATCTTTTGCCATGTCATATGCTTTTATTGTAGCATCTCTGTCTAGGCATATATACAAATTTTTATATGGTGTCAAGTGTAACTGCTGTAATGATTTTAATTTAGTACCCATGATTGAGATACCAGTTAATATATTTGATACTGCACAAGCTGATGGGCAATCCTCTACAATAACTGCATCATCACATTCGCCACATTTAAATGGTACATCTTTGTTACCATACATAAACCATTTTGGGAAATCATTTTTATTTAGTGCTCTACCTACTGCACCAACTATCTTATGTGTTATTCTATTCTTAACTAAGAAGACAACTCTATCTTGTTTAACATCATATCTAAAGTCTGCTCTGCCCCAAGACCAAGACTCCCAACAATTGTTGGAAGATAACCATCTCATAGCTTTTTCATTAGAATATATTGATTGAAAACTGTCTGGCATAACAAACTCTCTGTCTTCTAAATGTAAATCTTTATTACCAGATAAAACTTTTTGTACATAGTGCATATCTTTTTCTCCTTGCTTTCTACCCCGTGCAGTACACGAGGCATGAAAACAATACCATGATATTTTATTTTCGCTAGTGTCTATCGACAGTGTATTCCTACCACTGCAAAAAGGACAATCCATTCTTTTTTGCGTGTCTTTGTCTAAAGACAAACCTTTAATAACTTCAAGTTGTTGTTTATAATTCAGTAGGTAACTCCTCGTAAGTCAAAGTATATCTATCGGTAGTATAAAAATCATTCTTCTCCATCTTCATAAGATTGTGATTTAAATATTCTGCTGACTTATGTTCTATTTCATTTACGGTTGGTTCTACTTCGAATGGTATTATTGTTGTTGCTTCTATTCCTAGACCTGTTATTCTTATTTTGTATTTTTTCATTGTCATTGTCCTTATCAGAAAGGTTTTCTTTTGTCAAGTTATTTCTTCTTAGTTCTTGATAATACTTTGGGTGCTTCCATACAAACATTATCTGTAGTCTCCTTATGTTCTTTATACCATGATGTATCTCTACCATTTTCTTTACACCACTCGTAATGATTTCTAAGTATTGTTGTTTCTTCATCCCCATAAACAATTTTAATTACACCATCTTTTAAAACAAATTTATTATGTGGGTTAAGTGCTTCTTCTTTATAACTCATAGTCTACCTTTTCTTTCTTTTCTAAATTGATATGGTAATTTTATTACTTTGTAACTAGCATTATCTTTTTTACTAGTCCATGTTATATCTACATGATCATCTTGATCATCTGGTTTACCATCATATTTTTTTATTGCCTTCTTTAAACTCATAGCTTCGATAACTTTTGTATCTCCACTATCTTTTGTGAACGTATACTCTTTCATATTTTTACTCCTTGTTAAGTATGTCTACCACATCTTCATCCCATAAGTCAAGTACAAATGACTTATTTTTAAAATAAAAAGTAAATTGACAACCCATACCATTTGCGTATGTCTTGTGTTCAAATACTTTACCATCTAATTCTTTCTCAAGGATGGAAGATACCTTATGTGATAACTCACTTGTCTTCATTATCTTCTAATGTAATCTTTGCGTTATCATATTTTTTATTCTGGTATAACTCAGCACCATCTGACTCAAGATTATCTAATAAGTTTAATGCTTCAGCTATGGCTTCTGCTATGTGTCTGTTTGCACAAAGACAAAGTACATTCTGTTTTCCATTTTGTAAATCAAACATTACTGCATTGTTGTTAGC